GTGGTACCTTGTTCATGTTGTGAGGATGATAAGTATAGGCTTCTTCGTGCTTATACTTATCTGCTTTGCGGTCCACTGCTGTTTTTGAAATTTCTACTATTTCTTGTTTTGCTGTAAGCTCTGGGGTCTTTACTTTATCAAATGGCATTTGTGGCAATGGTAGATAGTCTAATAACCCTAAGCTTACAGTCATATTACTTCTTACCTTTCTTTACCACTCCAACTTTGTTCATTTTTCCAGACTTAGGTTTATAACCCTTCTTAATAGGAAAAGCACTCATTTTTTCCGTGCCAAGTTTCCTATCAAGAGCTTGTCCTAAACGCTTACCAGCTACAGCGAAATCAACTGTACCTTTAGCCGCCAGACCTAAAAGCCTTCTCATTGAATTTGAAGCCTTTGATTTATTTTTTTCCATTTATATACTTACCTTTCTTTACCATTTCTTACATGACCAGTATCTAGCTGTGAACTTATCTGTGGCTGTGTCACAATTGTGTCTAGCCCTGAAGCTTTTGCGTCTGGCTGGTATGTTCTTCTTGATCTTCATATTGGCATCCCCAAAGCGAATGATCTTCTCCTTGCCATCCTTACAAGCTTTGACAACAAACTTCTTACCACCTGAAACCTGACGCTTCGGGCTGTTACACTTCATCTTTGATTTGTCTATCTTAGCCACGGTATCTTCCAAATGTTATAGTTTTAAGGAACCCTCTCCATATCTCTATGGGTGATGGAAGCATCCACCCTAGGATCATCATAAGTATGACCCATGTGGGTATGTCTTGGTTCAAGACCTTGACACTATCTACTGAACCAGCCAGATTGAATGAACCTTTGGACTCGTCTACCTGTACGTTCTCAGCTTCGATGTCTCTGCTTTGGTCTATAGCTGACTGGTTATTCTCTTTGCCTACCTGAGTGTTTGCGTTAACGGTAGGTCCACCACCGCCACCCCCAAGGAGAGACATAGGATTGAGGCAAGCACTAAGTGTAAGACATAGGAGTATGGTTACAAAAAGTTTCATTTACTTTCTTCTTTTAATAAAGCAATAGATACTGCTTCCATTCTAGGTACAACACCAGTCCTTCCTCTTTCTCTAGCTGTCCTATATTCTTTATTATCTAAAAATTCTTTAGAGGCTTCTGCAAATTTACCTTCATTTATCAAACCAATTGTTTTAGGACTTCCTGACATACCACCTCTGAACCAACTTTGTGCTATCTCTATTCGTAGAGGAAGTGATAGTTCATCAAAGACAGGGATTGCTTTCTTGATTGCAGGTAATCTTTCTGCTATATCGCTACGTAAAAGATTAAGAGCATCTTCCTGTGTAATCTTCTGGTTTTGCTTAACGTCAGGACCATAGTGACCGTATCCTATGGTTAAATACTCTTCATCTTTAACTGCTCTGTAGGCTGTATCTTTAAACTGTTCTAGACCTATCAGTCTTTCTATTAGAGCTTGTTCAAAAGTTTCACTTGGTTTTGTTTCTACTTGAGTTTCAGTTACAATAGGTTTTTCAGCCTGAGAACTAGGGATTTCCTCAATGATCTTCCCGTACTTACCAAAGAAATCGACCCTTAGGTCTTCCTTTGATCTCTGTATTTCTTGTACGATTTTACCGTACTTAGCAAAGTTAAGTTCTGCCATATCACTGATCTTCCCTTTGGTAAAGATTACCAGCAGGGTCACGATAGAAAGAGCCGACAGGAATCCTAGAAAGTTCTTCTTCGGTCTTAGGTTCATACGGATTGCTCCTATCCCCTAGTTTACTTAGTGCTTCCGTAGATACGCCTTGGCTACCAGATATATCTGGGGCTGTTACAGCAGTCAAAGCTTCTTGTTCTATTTGTTCTACTTCAGGTGCGTCAGCAGTAGCCCCCAGTCTACGTAAGGCATTCTTGTATTTGTTTAGATTAGAAATCTTTGTGTTAGCTGCTGTCATAGCTACACGGATTTTCTCAAAGTCTAGATCAGAACCTTTTATAATAACTTTATTCTTTTCTTCAAGGGGGATTTTTAGACCCCCATCCTTAAACATAGCATCAATGTCATTGTCGTAGTAGGTATTAGCTAACTTTTGTATTTCAAAAAGTTTTTGATTACCTGTCGATGACATGTTTGCGATAGCATCTTTATTTATAGATAACATTTTTGTTTGTCTATTAATAGTTAAGAACTTATAGGCTTTTTCATCCCTGAAGCTGCCAAGTACAGCCGTTTCATATGACTTAGATTGCAGCCTCAAAGCGTTAACCAAACGCTCTCTTGTTATCAAGTAAGCATCGTTATCGTATTGCTTTAGCTTCTTTAGTTTTTTGAAGGTATCCTCAGAAAATACTTTATCTAAGATAGGGATGTCAATAATCTGGGGTGACGTTACCATATGAAGAGAGATAACCTCTAAGCCTCTGACAAAGTTTTCTCTTGCATACTCTTGGACCATCTCTTCGGAATTAAGTAAAGACACCTGATTAAGGTAAGCGAAGTCGATAGACTCCTTACGATCTTGAGGTTTTTTACTCTTAGCTAATTCAATAGCTTCTGGGGTATGAAGAAATTCCATAGGAGTAGGATCATCAGTAGGAGTCTTTTCGCTAATCTGCTGGGCTAACTCAGGGAAGACAGGAAGAGGAGTGAACTCTACGTTCTCAGGTGAGATAGTTTTAGTTAGCTCTATAACCTTAGGTAGATTGCTATTAATCCAAGTCTCAGACACCTTATCCAAGTTACTCAAGATAGAGAACGCAGCAAGAGGATCATCCATAGTCTTAGCTTGCATAGTTATGGCCTCTGTCAGAGGAGTAACGATACCAGCTTTAACTTTTTTCAGTCTCTCCTCATCGTATGTCTCAAGTCTGACCAAGAGTTGATCTAAGGTATCAATCTGGCTTTTTACATTTTGCCAATCGTCGTCTTGAATTAGAGGAGGCTTAACGAATTGACTTTTGACTACATCAAACTTAGCTCTCAATTGCATGATGCTATCGGGGCTAACATTGCCCCCTGCTAGTTCTATATCCAAGCCCATCAAGGCGAGATTTCTTACATTGTCCAGAGCCACTGTAGCTTGAGGTAGATAAGAGGAGTAGAACTTAGTCCTCCCCACGTTTTTAGAATTAGTCAGATACAAAGCTGCTGCTTCGTTTACTTGTACTTGACCCATAGCTTCTATAAGAACATCCCGTTCTGTGTAAGGTTTGCCTGTGGCATCTAAAGTTTGCTCTGCAAGGATCAAATAAGCTGGGTTCTCTGCTATCTTCTTGCTGGCTAAATTCAAAGCTTCTTGTTCAGGTTTTACATTGAGGTAATCAACATCAATACCTGTCTGCATCTTGATAAGATTAGAGGCACTCTCGTCGATTTTAAAACCCATAGCTGAATATCGAGAGATGAGAGAATTGACAGAAGACCTAAGTGTTAAACCTTCTTGACCTTTTAGATTCTGCAAGTCTTTAGAGAAATTACCGTACATCTCACGGTCAATAGAAGCTTGTGTCTTCTGTTTACCAGAGGACATCATGGCATCCATGACACCAAAAACACCTTTAGCTAAGGCTAGTGTATTTTCTGCTGCTGCACCCATTTCCGTTTGGCTAGGCATTGTGACACCTTGTGTGTACTCAGCACCAGCCTCACCTAAATCCATTGCGTATCCAGCCATAGTTTTTCCTTAATACATTTGTTGCTGAAGAAGACCAGCAGAGTAGCCTAGGTTCAGTTTGTGGGCATTTCTCATTATATCAGGTATTTGACCTGCGTTCACAAGACTATTCTGAAGAGATATTTTTAGCTCATTAGACAAGGGCATAGCCCATAGTTCATCATTGATTTCTTCCCAAAGTTTAGAGCCTCTTAGGAAGTCCTCTTGGTCACCTTCTGTCAGTAAAGACATAGCTCTATCAGCCTTGGCCTTTAGTCTTGTTCTTATCTCACGGTACTTCTCGTTCTTCTTGAAGACCATCTCTTGATAATCGTAATAGTTTTGTACAGGTGCAGGGGTAGCACCCATAAGTACAGCAGCAGCATCTCTGGTTGTCAGACCACCGACTACTAACTTACGTGTACGGCTACGATAGTTACCAGTTTCTATAAGTTCTCTGATCTTTACGATCTTGTCAACAGTAGACAAGTTGCGAACCACTTGTGTCAAGTCTTCTCGTACCATTTCAGTACGTCCACCAAACATGGACCTGATAGCGTTGACACCAGCAGAGGAAAAGTCTTCTGCGATTTCACCTGATGGACCGAATAGAGTAGTGATCAAGCTTTCATCGAAGAGCTTACGGTAGGTATCTGTGATCTGACCTAAAGGTGCAGCCCTTTGTGCGTATGCTGTCTCAGTACCTAGACCCCAACCTAGAAGCTGATCAAATAATCCGTACTTGATCATGTTGTGCCTCTCTACAGCCTGAGGATCATCTGAGGA